GCAACATCTACATTGACAGAAACATCAGATGTATCTTCCATTGCTCTCGGTAACCCTTCACAGGTTACAGTAACTCTGAACGAATACGGTTCAGCAGTAACAACAACAAAGAAGTTGAACCTAACTTCATTCAACGACGTTGACTCAGCTCTTGCTGATATCATCGCGTACAACGCAGCAGATTCGATTGACAACGTAGTAGGTCAGGTCCTCTCAGCAGGAACTAACGCAATCTACGCTAACGGTCCATCAGGAACTGCTCCAACATCATCTGCAACAGTTCTTGCTGCAGATACAATGTCAGTTGCAGACATCCGCAACGCTGTTGTATCACTTCGCACAAACAAGGCATTGCCTCGTATGGGTGAACTCTATGCAGCATACCTCCACCCACGTCAGTCAGCAGACCTTCGCGCTGAGACTGGTACAGGCGGATTCCAGGAACTAACAAAGTACGTAGAGCGTACACCGTTCGTTGCTGGTGCAGTAGGCGTTATCGAAGGCGCTTTCATCGTTGAGACACCACGTGTCCTTAACGGTCTAAAGCTTGCTACAGGTATCACACCTACAGTGTCAATCACTAACGTTGCATTGACATCAAACGTTGTAACAGTTACAACATCAGTTGCTCACGGTCTTGGTGTAAACCAGATCGTAACAGTTGCTGCTGTAACAAACACAGCTATCAACGGAACATACACAATCGCGTCTGTTCCATCAACAACAACATTTACCTACGCTCTTACAGCAAGCAACATCTCATCTGTTGCTGATACAGGTACTGTTACATTCACCAACAACTACCGCGCAATCGTCGCAGGTCGTGAAGCATTGGCTGAAGCACAGGCTGCAGACATCTCAACCGTTATCGGTCCAGAGATTGATGCACTCCGTCGTTTCCGCACAATCGGTTGGTACTACTTCGGAGGCTTTGCACGCCTTCGTGAAGCAGCGCTCTATCGCATTGAGTCTGCAGCAACAAACGGATAATTCCGCTACGTGCAACGGCAGGGGTGGGGTCAAACCCACCTCTGTCACTTAGGAAAGGTTAGATATGACTTATACGTTAACAACACCCTACCAATGGCAAACTTGGGGCGCTGGTTATTCTGAGTTTACTCCGTACTCACGCCTTGCTGGTCGCCGTCTTAATGGTGGAACCATTGATGGTGCTATTGCTCCTAGCCTTACAGACATCCCTCGCGGTCAGACTCTGATCGTTAACGGAACTACTGTTACAGCAACCTTGACTCCTAGCCAAGATGATCTAGCAGCAGCTAGTTATTACTTCCTTGGTGGTCACGAGTACACACTCAGTGATACCCAAGCACAAGTTCTTATTGATGCCGGATATGGAAGTTGGTTGACTCAAGTATGAAGCATTGGGAAGATCATCCTGAACCGATAGCGACCTGCTTTGGTTGCAAGGTTCTAGGGCTACAAGTAAATGAAGTCTCTTTACGGGCTAATGGTATTCCTACTGCTAAGCAACACGATAGGGAACTCCAGTCCTATTACGATGCAACACGTCAAGGAATAGAACCACGGTCTACAAAAAGTAAAGATATAGATGCAGCAGTTAAACTTTCCAACGAGGCTGGTAAGGCTTTCGATGGGATCACTATGACCTTCAAGAACTAAGGAGAAGAAATGCCAAAAGTAGGAATGAAAGAATTTTCATACGGACCAAAGGGTATGGCAGCAGCCAAGATGGAAGCCAAGAAGACCGGCAAGAAGATGGTTGTTAAGCCTTCTAAGAAGAAGATGGGAAAGAAGAAGTGATGGAAAACTACACAGAAGAAGATATCGCAAAGTACCCAACACCTGATAAGCAATACGACGGTGCTAAGAAGTACGAAACTTATGAGTCACTACAGACTGGTGCAATGGGAAAGTCTGCTAAGTAATGGCTAAGTCTCCTGCTTGGACGCGCAAAGAAGGCAAGAACCCAAAGGGTGGCCTTAACGCCAAGGGTCGTGCCTCTGCTAAAGCGCAGGGGATGAACCTCAAGCCTCCAGTCAAGAAGGCTGAGGCTGCTAAATCACCTAAGTCTGCAGGACGGCGCAAGTCCTTCTGTGGTCGTATGTGCGGTATGAAGTCCAAGTTGACTTCTGCTAAGACTGCAAGAGATCCGAACTCAAGAATAAACAAGTCACTTCGTGCTTGGGATTGTAGTTGCAAATGAAAAAGAAAGTAGCATTTTGGGATAAGAAGAATCCTAAGAAAACATCAAAGGCGCTAACGCCTGCACAAAAGGCAGCAGCAAAGGCCAAGGCTAAGGCAGCAGGACGGCCTTATCCAAACTTAGTAGATAACGCAGCAGCAGCTCGCAAGAAGAAGTAGAGGAGATATAGGTGGCACTAGGAGAATACGGTACAACGCTATTAGATGAACTAAATCGTCTTGCTAATGGTGGCACCTATCGAGCACCAGAGGCGATGGTAGGTGAAGCACTTGCTGCTCGCCAATGGGCAGTTCAACGATCAGTAACAACAAATTTAACAGATACAGTAGGAGTATTAAATGCGATTGCGGGGACCACTAGCGAAAATCGCCTCGATTACAGCGGTGTATGTAACCTTATCGCTGGTACTTTTCAACTACCTGCAGCGCAAGCTCTCAGAGGAGTCTCTACGTGAGTGCTAAATACAATATCGTTTGCGATCAAGCGACCACCTTTGAACTTGACTTCACTATCCAAACTGGTAACACTCTTTGGGACTTAACTGGCTATAGTGCTACTATGACGATTAGACCATTTGTTGGTTCTAATACAACCACCCTTGTATTGACTAACGGCAATGGCATCACCCTTGGTGGTGCTGCTGGAACTGTATCTATCCTCATCAGTGCTGCAGTAACAGCAGACTTTAATCCATCCCGATACTCTTATGATTTTGTTCTCAACTCTGGAAGCGTCATTACTCGACTACTTGAAGGAAAGTTTGTAGTTACCGCTGGCGTGACCCTATGAGTGAGACAACAGTAGTATTCTCCCAAAACGCTTTAGATAATACCGTTGTAAGCATTGACCCACAATCGGGTGAGATGCAGGTTATTGTCGTTGTTGAAGATCAAGCGGAAACTTCTGTTGTCCTTTCAAACAATCAAGGTCCACAGGGTATCCCAGGAGTAACTGGCCCAACAGGACCTACTGGTCCTACTGGTGCTACTGGTCCAACAGGAGCCACAGGTGCGGCAAGTACGATTCCTGGTGCTACTGGTGCTACAGGCCCAACGGGTGCTACGGGACCTACTGGAGCCACAGGTGCTAACTCTACAGTTGCTGGTCCTACGGGTGCTACAGGCGCTACAGGGCCTACAGGAGCCACAGGAGCCACAGGTCCTACAGGTGCAGACAGCACCGTTCCTGGCCCTACAGGAGCCACAGGACCTGCAGGAGCGACAGGTCCTACGGGTCCAACAGGTGCTGCATCAACTGTCGCAGGACCAACGGGAGCAACAGGCCCAGCAGGAGCTACAGGACCAACTGGTTCAAGTGGACCTACTGGTCCAGTCGGTGCTACAGGACAACCAGGACCTAGCGGTCCAACAGGTGTGACTGGTCCAACTGGTGCAGATAGCACAGTTCCAGGACCAACAGGTGCTACAGGGCCAGCAGGACCAACTGGTGCTACAGGGCCAACTGGTCCAACAGGACCTGTCGGTGCAACTGGTCAACCATCACCTACTGGTCCAACTGGACCGACAGGTGCAACTGGACCTGCAGGTGCTACTGGCCCAGCAGGTGCAACAGGACCGACAGGATCTACTGGCCCAACTGGTGCCACTGGACCTGCAACAGCAACTGATTCTGACCAATATATTTTAGCAAACCAAGTATTCGGATAGGAATATAAATGGCAACATATGTAAAGACGCTTTTATCTAGTTCATCAACTGGTGCGCCAACTACCGTTGTGGCTACTGCCTCAACTGGTACAACTATCCATACAACAGGCACATCTGCCTCAATCATTGACGAGGTGTGGCTCTATGCCAATAACACTTCGACCTCACCTGTATTGCTCACCGTTCAATTCGGTGGCACTGGCGCAGTGCAACACGCAAAGCCGATCACACTAGCTCCGCAGTCAGGCGATGTTCTTATCGTTGCAGGCTTGCCACTAACAGGTGATGGCACTACTGGTTCAACTGTTGCAGCCTTTGCAGCAACTGCATCCGTTATCACGATTTCAGGTTACGTCAACAGGATTTCCTAATGAAGTGGCTTGCCCTTTATTTAATAACCGTCTCAATTATTTTAGTATGGAACCACGCGAGGTGTAAGGATGGCTAACCCATCACGCAGGGGGCAAGTTGCAGGACCTGTATCAGGTCAAATACACGGTGATGGAGAAACACCTTTTGCTAATACTTCTGCCATCTTGCCTTATGGCTTGCAACTTCGACAGACAATTCTTGCTGGTACAACTTCGGTAACTATTCCTGCTGGCATTACTTTTGTTTACGCTATCGCAGTTGGCGGTGGCGGTGGTGGTGCTGCTGGCCCTAACGGTGGCGGTGCAGGTGGAGTTGCTTGGGGCTGGACTATTGCTACTTCAAGTTGTGTAGTTGGTGCTGGTGGTGCGGTTAGCGCTACTGGTGGTTATACCCGTTATGGAAATATCATTGCAGGTGGTGGTGGTGCAAACAACGGCGCTGGAACACTTGGTAGCGGTGGTGCGCCTGCAAGCGCAGGTGGTACAAACTATTGGGGTATTCCTGGTGGTGCGGGTGGTTCTGTAACTGGCACAGGTAATGCTGCAAATGGTGCAGGCGGTGGCGGTGGCAACACTGTAACAGGAAGTCAAACAGGTGGCGCTGGTGGAGATGGTATTTCTGGCGGTGGTGGTGCAAACTGTAATACTTCTGGTTCGGGAACTAATACAGGTGGCAAAGGTGGTTCAGGTTTAGTAGGTGGCGGTGGTGGTGGAGCAGGCACCACAACTGGTACTCGTACAGGTGGCGCAGGTGGGAACGGAATTAACATTCTTACTGGAGCAATTACAACTGGTGGTACAGGTTCTACTGGTACAAATACCAATGGTGCAGGTGGTGGTGGTGCAGGAATTGCTGGTAATGGTTCCAATGCAGTTACAACAGTTGGCGGTGCAGGCGGTCTTGGTGGTGGTGGTGGTGGCTCTGGCGTAACGCGAGCCGTAGGCGGCGATGGAATACTTTACCTTTTCTACTAGGAGAACACTATGAGCAATCCAAACCGCAAAGGACAAGCTGGCAACCCAGTATCTATTGGGATGCAAAGTGCTACATATACTCCATTTGTAAACACACATTTTAATCTGCCATTTGGATTATATTTACGCCAAACAATTTTGGCAGGAACTACATCAGTGACAATCCCTGATGGAATTAACTTTGTATTTGCCATTGCAGTTGGTGGTGGTGGTGGTGCAGGTAACGGTTCCGCATCAGGTGCTGGCGGTATCGCTTGGGGATGGACAGTTGCAACTTCAAGTTGCGTTGTAGGTACGGGTGGCGCAGTTAATGCTGCTGGTAATTATACTCGTTATGGAAATGTTATTGCAGGTGGTGGTGGTCAAGCAAATAATGCGCCGTTTCTTGGCGGTGCAGGCGGTGGTGGCGCTACTGCGAGTAATAATGGTTCAACTAATTATTACGGAATACCTGGCGGTGCTTTTGGTGCTACAAAGGGCAATTCAGGTAGCGGTGCAGGCGGCGGTAGTAGTACTGCAACCGCTGGCGTTACTGCTGGTGCAGGTGGAGATGGTATTTCTGGTGGTGGTGGTGGTGCGCACACAAGCGCTACTTTGCCTGCAGTCGCAGGTGCTGGTGGTAATGGTTTAGCAGGCGGTGGTGGTGGATGCGCTCGACAAGTTGTTAATGGTCTAGGTGGCAACGGTGGCAATGGCATAAATATTCTTACTGGCGCAATAACTACTGGTGGTACAGGTAGCACTGCTGGACCAGGCTCAGGTGGCGGTGGTGGTGGTGTAGCAGGTAATGGTCAAAACCCATCAGGTGGAACAGGTGGAACAGGTGGCCTTGGTGGTGGTGGCGCAGGTAGCGGTGCAAATGGCGGCGTTGGTGGCAACGGAATTCTTTATCTTTTCTATTAGAATGGAGCAACTATGAGTGCAACGATTTATAGCAATTCATCATTTACTGATACACCTTATGGACTCAAGCTGCAACAAACTATTACTGCAACAGGAACAACATCAGTAACAATCCCAACTGGCATCCGTCGAGTCTATGCAATCGTTATTGGTGGTGGTGGTGCAGGAAGCACACAGACCACAGGCGGTGGCGGTGGCGGTGGAGCAGGTGGCTATTCTGCTGGTTGGACTTGGGCAACAAATACTGTAACTGTTGGAACTGGCGGTGTTGGTACATCAACTGCTGGCGCTGGCGCAAATGGCGGTTCATCAATTTACGGAATGGTTATGGCTGGTGGCGGCAGTGCTGCAGGAATAACTGCAACATCAGGTGGTGCTGGCGGTGGGGCAACAACACCCAATGTAGCAATAATTTCAACTGTTTCTTATACAGGAGCGCCTGCTGCAGGCGCTGGGGTTGTCGGATATGCAAGTGGTGGAAATACAGGTTCGCAAAATGCTGGCGGTGCTGGGGTTTCAACTGGCGGCGGTGGTGGCAGCGCTCTTACAACTGGAACTTTAATTGGTGGCGCAGGTGGTCGCGGCCTTATCTGTGGTGGCGGTGGCGGAGTAGGTTCAGTGGGAAGTAATACAGGCGGTGCAGGTGGAACTGGCGATTTCTTCGCAGGTGGCACAGGTTCATCAGGCACGGGAACAGGTTTCGGCGGTGGCGGTGGCGGCGCAGGGCGCACAGGCGCAGGTTCTAATGCAACTAGCAACGCTGGCGGTAATGGTGGCTCAGGCGGTGGTGGTGGGGGCGGTGCATCCACACTAGGTCTTGCAGGTTCAGGCGGTAACGGCGTTGTTTATCTTTACTACTAAGGAGTAATTATGGCTATTAGATACGAATATAACTCAGTCTGCTGCGGTCATCACTATATGGAGACACGCAATGCAGATGATGCTCAAGTTGTGACTAAGTGCAATGTCTGCGGTCAGGGTGAGTATCAACTCACAACCCAGACAGAGATTGAAACTATTGCCGAGCCTGTCTATCAGGTGTCAGCAGAGCCTGAATCAGAGGACTTGCCTGTAGAATAAGGCTATGAGATTCCACGTCATAAGCCTGCCACATACACAAACAACTAAAGATTACGTCAACTGCGCTTATACCGAAAAGGTCAGACGCTTTTGTATGATGATGAAGGGGCTAGGCCATACGGTCTATCTCTATGCTGGAGATCAGAATGAAGCACCTGTTGATGAACTCATCACCTGCATCACTAAAGAACAGCAAGAAGAAGCACTCGGTGATAAGCACTACACCGAAGCTGCATTTGATAATGCGCTACCACACTGGCAGATCTTTAACCAGAACGCTATCTACGAACTAGGCAAGCGCCTACAGAAGAAAGACTTTATCTGCCTGATCGGTGGCTATTCACAGAAGCCTATCGCAGATGCCTACCCAGAACATATGAGCGTCGAGTTTGGTGTCGGCTACGGTGGAATCTTTAGCAAGTATAAAGTATTTGAGTCTTATGCTTGGATGCACAGCATCTATGCAATGTATAAAGATCCAACAAAGGTAGATGGCAACTTCTACGATGCGGTAATTCCTGGTTACTTAGAGCCAGAGATGTTTCCGTTGCAGGAGAAGAAGGAAGATTACTACCTCTACGTAGGACGTATGGTAGATCGCAAAGGTTTAGTTGTAGCACAGCACGTCTGTAAAGAACTAGGACTTAAGCTCATTATGGCAGGTCCTGGTAAGAACCCAAAGATTGAATACGGCGAATGGGTAGGACCTGTCGGTCCAGAAGAACGAGCAAAGTTAATGGGTGGTGCTATTGCCCTATTTGCTCCAACACTTTATATTGAACCTTTTGGCAATGTAGTAATTGAGGCGCAAGCCTGCGGTACTCCAACGATTACTACAGACTGGGGAGCCTTTACTGAGACTAACCCCAATGGTGTTACTGGATATCGTTGCAGAAATGCAATGGAGTTTGCAGTAGCAACAGAGTGGGTCAAGGACTTAGACCCAGTAGCAATACATAAGAGAGCAGTAGCGTTGTATTCACTAGATGCTATTGCACCACAATACGAGCAATACTTTGCACGACTGCTAACTCTATGGGGAGATGGCTGGTATGAGAGGAAATAATGCCAACACTGAATGAAATGATTGATGAGGTTCGCTCATCTCTAGCAGGCTACACCCTGCGTCAAGATAGAATCTCCTACCTAACGGCAGCGATCAATACAACTGATCTTGCTATGAACATTGGCTCATCTGCCAACCTTGCTAAAGGTGTCATCGAAGTTGATGACGAACTGATCTGGATTGATAACTTCAACCAGTCAACTAGCACACTTAACGCAGCTCCAGGCTTTGGTCGTGGCTATCAGGGAACATCTCCTGCTCCTCACGCACAGTATGCCCAAGTTACCCTTGCTCCAACCTTCCCTAGGTTGATGATTAAGAAGGCTATCAACGATGTAATCAATAGCCTCTATCCTAAACTCTGGGCTGTCTCTTCAACTACCTTTACCTTTAATGCAAGCCAGACAACCTATCCGTTGCCTGATGATGCTGAATCAATCCTCTTTATGTCTTGGCAGACCACAGGTTCAAGCCAAGAATGGCTACCTATCAACCGCTGGCGTGCAGATCCAATGGCTAACGTTGCAACCTTTAATACACAAAACACTGTAAATATCTATGAGAATATCCAACCTGGTAGAACAGTACAGGTCTGGTATACAACTGAACCAACTACTTTAGATAGCAACACAGATGACTACGCTGATGTGACCGGACTTCCTGCATCTTCTGCAGAGGTAGCAATCCTTGGTGCCTCTTACAAGTTGCTCTCATATCTTGATGCTGGTCGTATCAACTTGAGTTCAGCAGAGGCTGATCTAAACGATACCAAGATTTCAAGTAGTGCTGGTGTGGCTTCATCTCGCTATATCTATGCTCTATACAACCAGAGACTTAATGAAGAAGCACTTAAACTGCAAGACAAGTACCCAATCCGAATCCACTATACCAAGTAAGGCAGATAAATGACTAGAGAATATTCAAGCATTAGCGTTGAGACAACGCTTAATAGTGGTATCAATACTACCGCTACTACTATGACAGTTCCATCAGTTGCTGCAGCTACTGCCCTACTAGGTGGCATAACCCTTGATCCTGGCAACGTAGATATCTTTACCGTTGCAATAGATCACGATACTGTTAATGAGGAAATTGTTTATGTCACTGGTGTATCTGGTGATACTTTCACAATCAGTCGAGGCCAAGCAGGAACAGGAACTGCTGGAGTATCTGGTATTACTCACAATGCCGGTGCTTCAGTTAAGCACGTGCTTACCTCAGAAGACTTGATCTTATTCCGTAATAGCGCCTCACCTGTATCATCCTTTGCATTTACTGGATCTACATCTGGAACTACTACAGTGCAGGCAACTGCAGTAGCTGGCACCACAACGCTTACGCTACCTGCTGCTACCGATACCTTAGTAGGTAAGGCAACTACAGATATTCTTACTAACAAGACTTTAACTGGCTCAATAGTAGTATCACCAGAAGAGCGCACAACAGTATCTGCTACAGCAGCAACTGGCACAATTAACTTTGATGCCGTTACTCAGAGTGTTCTATATTACACAAGCAATGCTAGCGCTAACTGGACACTCAATCTACGTGGCAGTTCAGGTGCAACACTCAGTTCAATCCTAGCAGTGGGTGATGCTATAACTGTTACGCACCTAGTTACACAGGGTGCAACTGCTTATTACAACAGCGCAGTGCAAGTTGACGGTTCATCTGTTACTCCAAAGTGGCAAGGTGGAACAGCGCCAACTGCAGGCAACGCATCATCTGTTGATGCTTATGTCTACACTGTAATCAAGACAGCAGCAACACCAACCTACACAGTCTTTGCTAGCCAAACGAAGTTTGCATAATCTATGAGTCCGATACTAGGAGCAACAGGTGGGTTATCTGCTAGAGCTTATGGATTCACTTCTGTTATAGGTGCAACTAACTCTTATGAGTCTATCTCTACAGTAACAGTTGGCTCAGGCGGTTCAACTACTATTTCTTTCAGTTCAATCCCTGCAACCTATAAGCATTTGCAGATTAGGGCTATTGCAAAAGCAAGTGGAACTAACTTTAACCCTAAAATGCAATTCAACAGTGATACAGGTAGCAACTACTCTTGGCACTATATCTATGGTGATGGAAGCACTGTCGTAGCAGGAGCAGGTGCAACCCAAGCATTTATCTACAACAGTATTATTTCTACAAATGCAAGTATGTATAATGGATTTGTTATTGATATTTTGGACTACTCTAATACATCTAAATACAAAACCACCAGAGAACTTAGTGGACAAGATAGAAATGGTAGCGGAGAAATTGCTTTATGGTCTGGAAACTGGCGTTCAACATTGGCAATAACAAGTATTGAATTTTCTAATGGAACATTTGACCAATATTCATCTTTCGCACTCTATGGAATTAAAGGGTAATAATGCCAACACAGACATACACTCCTATTGCAACTAATACTCTGGCTAGCGCTACATCAACTTTAACATTTAGCAGCATTCCTGGAACCTATACCGATTTAGTAATTGTTGCTAATACAATTATTGCTAGTGGTTCTACATTTCCTGAATGCTCTTTAAGATTTAATAGTGATACTGCAACAAATTATTCCAATACTTATTTTCTTGGTACTGGTTCAAGTGTTATTACGGGGCGCGGTAGCAATTATAATTATGCAGATTGTGGCTACCTTTCAGCAAATAGTGGAAATCCAAATACTCGTATTATTAACATAATGAATTATGCAAATACGACAACCAACAAAACAGTTATATCACGTGCTTCATCAGATAACGGAGCGCAAGTTACTGCCTATGCAAATTTATGGCGTAAGACACCAGAGGCTATTAACTCAATAACCATTTTTACCCAATCAGGTAATTATGCTATTGGCTCCACCTTCACTCTCTACGGAATAAAGGCGGCCTAGCAAATGCCTACTACATATACTCAAATTGGTACTGCCGTAACCGTGGGATCCGGTGGGGCTACTTCCATCGATTTTACCTCAATACCCAGTACATACACAGATTTAATACTAAAGATATCTGCTCGCACTACCCGCACATCAACCGCTACAGATTGGGTCAAAATCGCTTTCAATGGCGTAACTACCAATTTAACTATGAAGTTACTCTATGGTGAAGGATCATCGACTGGCTCGTACTCAGATACCGCCATATATGGTGGCATCTCGTCTAACGCTGCGACCTCTAATACTTTTGGCAATTCTGAGATTTATATACCTAACTACGCTGGGAACAGTAATAAATCTATATCTTTTGACTCGGTGGGAGAAACCAATGCTAGTACTGGCAACTATTTAAGCTTAACGTCTGGGCTATGGTCTAGCAGTGCAGCCATTACCTCTATTAGTCTAACCCCATATACTGGGCCTAATTTTATGCAACACACAACCGCCTACCTCTATGGAGTATCAAATGCCTAATCCAACACGAATCGAAGTAAACTGCACTACTGGTGAAGTTCTTGAAATTGAACTTACTGATGCAGAAGTAGCAGAACTTGCAGTGCAAGCAGAAGAAGCAGCAGTACGTAAGGCAGAAGAAGATGCTGCACGTGAAGCACAAGCATCAGCAAAGGCTAGCGCCCAAGCAAAGTTAGTAGCACTTGGACTTTCAAGTGAAGAGATCGCAGCAATAACAAACAACTAAGGAGTAAACGTGCCATACGGCTCTGACATCACCGAGGGAATACCCTATGTACTCTCCAACCCTGCTGGAACTACTAACTATACCCAAACTGGAACATTCTACGATGTAGCCTTTTCTGGACTGCCGTTCTTTATTGCAGCTTCTGAGATGCAGCCTTACCGTCGAGTAACAGCGCAGTATCGTAAGCAACAGATTGACCAGACGCGAGAGCCTGGTGAGCAGACGCTCACCGGTTGGTGGGTTAGATCTCAATCCTCGTTCCACTTAGGAGCGGGGATTAAGTATTTTGAGCCTATTCAGGAAGAGTCGCTACGCTTTCAGTATACAGAATCTAAAGGTTTAGATGTCTGGACTAGAGGACAAGCAACTCTACTTAATACCACAGTCCAGGCTGAACCTGCAACAGCAACCAACCTATCCTTGTTTGGTGCTAGAGATACCACTAACAACGTAGATGCAGTTGTCTTTACTGAAGGACCTGATCTAAAGAAACTTACTATGAGTGGTGATACACCTACTGTTACCACCTACACCTTGGTAACTTCTCCACATACACTTGATTTCAAGTCACTAACTTCTGATGGTAGTCGGTACTTTGCAGCAGATAATGCCCGTATCCATAGAGGTAATATCTTTGGCACCACATCTGATGGTCATATCTACGACCTCAACGGTCCAGTAACTACAGTAGTACTGCGCTATGCAAAGCAGCGTTTACTCGCTGCAGTTGATAGGGATCTATATGAACTAGATTCTAATAAGGCAACCACTTCAGGTGGTCACGCCTTACCTACTGAACTTTATCAACACCCAAACCCATCTTGGATATGGACAACCATATCTGAGGGACCTGCTGCTTTCTATGTTGGTGGCTATGCTGGATCTCAATCATCTCTATACAAGATTACACTAGATACTGCTAATGCTAATGCTCTAGGTTTCCCAACGCTAGAGACACCTACTGTTGTAGTTGATCTACCAGAGGGAGAGGTACTCAATGCCTTCGATGTATACCTTGGTACCTTTGGAGTTCTTTGCACCAGTAAGGGTGTAAGAATTGCAGTGGTATCTGCCGATGGTGACGTAAGTTACGGACCATTGCTAATGAATACAGAGTGCAAGAGCGTAACCTTTAAGGATAGTTTTGCTTATGTAACAACCTTGCAAGATGGTGAATCAGGTCTAATCCGTATTGATTTATCACAGCCAGTAGTTCCTAACAGCCTTATCTTTGCCTACGCTTGGGATGTTTATGCAAGCGGTGAGACTGCTAACCCAGTATCTGCAGACTTCCTTGGCTCTACCGACAGAGTTGTCTTTGGTGTACCAGGTGATGGAATATGGATTGAATCTGAAAGTACCCTTGTAGCAAGTGGATACCTACGTACCGGTTATATCCGTTACAACACACTTGAGACCAAGATCTATAAACTGCTACAAGCTCGTATCAATACGACTAATGGTGGTATCGCTATCAGTTCTATTGACTCAATAGATACCGAGTACAATATTGGTACCTTTGCACAAGGAACAGTAGTTCCTGAGATCAACGTAAACTACCCAACTACTGCACAAGAGTATCTAGGATTTAAGTTTACCTTTACTCGATCAGCAACCGACTCTACCAAGGGACCGCTATTTACTGGCTATCAGTTGAAGTCATTGCCAGCAGTTCCCCGTCAGCGCCTGATCCAGTACCCAGTATTCTGCTATGACCACGAGAGCGATAAGTTCAGCAACGAAGTGGGCTATGAAGGATCTGCCTATAATCGTTTGTCTCAACTAGAAGCCATTGAAAATGTTGGTGACACCATCCGTATTCAGGACTTTAGAACTAATGAAGAATACCTTGGCATCATCGAAGAGATGGACTTCATCAACAAAACCCCAGAGGATAAGAGATTCTCTGGTTTCGGCGGAACACTCCTCATCACGATCAGGACGGTCTAATGCAAGCACAAGACTATGCAACAGTAGCGGTAGCAGTAGTAACCATCATTGGTGGTTTCGTGGCTGCAGTTAACTGGTTAGTTAAACACTATCTCAATGAACTTAAACCCAATGGTGGTAGCTCGTTAAAGGATTCTGTTAAGAGACTAGAAGATCGTATTGATGATCTATACAAACTGATAGCGGAGAAGTAATGATTCCATTAGCAAAGAAGGCAACACCTGCTGCTATAGCAGTACTGCGTCAGGCTACGGCCCTATGGCCTAAGCGCAACAAGGCATCAGATGGATTGCTACCTAGCGCAGCACACGTACATCAGAACCCTAACTCAGATCACAACTCAGGCTTTGCAGTAGATCTAACTACTGATCCAGGACACGGCGTTGGCTGTGCTGTGATCTACCTAGAGTTGCAGAAAGATCCACGTGTGAAGTATCTGATATTCAAAGGCAAGATCTGGTCAGCAGAAAAGGGTGAACGCAAGTACACCGGTTCCAACCCACACAATAAGCACCTACATATTTCGATCAAGGAAGAGTGCGGTAACGACACTTCTCCTTGGTTCCCTTGGATGCCCCATCCAAAGGTCATCAATAAAGTAAAGGCTAACATCCCTAAGCCTTTACCTAAGAAGAAGGAGAACAAATGAAAATCAATCCGCAAATCAAATCAATGCTCGCAACATATCTTCGTGCAGGAGTAGCAGCAGTAATTGCGCTATACCTTGCAGGAGTTACTGATCCAAAGGCTTTAGCATCAGCAGGTATCGCTGCTATTGCAGGTCCATTGCTCAAGGCACTAGACCCAAAGGCAACAGAGTTTGGACGTGGCGCTAAGTAATTAGCCCATCAGCGCGAGGCAATGGCCCCCTGCTCAGGAGAAATCCTGGGTGGGGGGCTTTTTTTTATGCCTGAAAAATACAAAGCCCCTGTAGTTAGTCGGTTACAGGGGCCTTGCTAGGAGCTTGTGGTTTATTCAAGCAGTTAAAAGATACCAGAGTCGCTGTCGTTATGCAAGTGTGTCTTTAAGCGGTGACAGTTAGCACAGAGCGTCTGTAGGTTAATCGGGTCGTTGTTCCACCGGTCCCCGTCAATGTGGTCAACATCAAGCTGGCTGATGTGGACTGGGATGAAACCACATTGCTCGCAGGTGTCCTTCTTGTGGACTGCATATGGGTATTGGTTCTTAATGATGTTACGTTTATAGACTGCCTTGCACCGATACCTGCTCTGAATGGGTCGGGTCTTATCTCTAAGTTTAATCTTGGTCTGTCCACAGACTGAGCATAGTGCAGTCCTGGATTCTTCATCAATGTTCGTTAGTTTGTGGTCCATCAGGGTTATCCACAGGGCAGGGAATCGTTACCAGATTTCCGCAGTTGGCACAGGTTCCGTCGAGGTGCCACCAAGCAATGTCATAATCTTCAAAGGCTGCCATAATGTTGAATACGGTACAGCCACAGGTACAGGCGTGGACGGGGCCTAAGCCCCTCAGATCGGCTCCAAACGGCTTAGGAAGGCCATCGTAGAGCTTGCGCCTACCTTTGAATTTCTGCAGGGAGAGTAGACGGAGCAGTTGCACTGTCGGGCCTCCTACCTACTCCTCGGCCCGATAAGGGCCGCTGTACTGTTATTCGCCTACGGCTCATATTGTAGTCTCTGATATCTAAACCTCCGATATAGACACGCCGTGATATGATCTGCCTTATGACAACTTTGGTAGGGATCCAGGGACCTGACTTCGTAGTATTAGCCGCCGATTCTCAAATCACCGATAACGATCAGCGGATCATTTCTACTCAGACACCTAAGATCGTAAGCGTAGGTGACTACCTGATAGGTATCACGGGCGACTCACGACCTGGAGATATCCTCGCGTTTAATTGGAAACCACCAACGTATAAGAACTACGATCCGGTGGAGTGGATGGGTAAGAAGATACTGCCAAGTATCTACGCTGCCTTTAAGGATAATGGATACGAGCCATCCGATAAGGAAGCCAGCTACGCCTACCTGATCGCCTTCGATGGGATCTTATTTTCTATCGGATCTGATCTATCCTTCAACGCTAGTGAACGTGGACTCTTCACCGCCGGTAGTGGTGGAGCCTTTGCTCTTGGCTACCTCTACTCACTTAAACCTAATTCCTACAAATCCTTGCTGATGTCTAAGGTGGTAGCAGAAAGGGCAGTAATGATCGCGTCGGTACTTGACGTGAACACCTGTCCTCCGATTCAATTAGTTACTCAACAGAAGGGATGGAAATAATGCTTGGATTTTTATTTGGATTACTGATTGGCTTCGTATCAGCTTATGCTTTCGATGCTTTTCTACAGTATAGAGACGACCACCGCTAATGGAAAAGACGTTACGTTATGCGATAGAGGAAGCAATACAATCTGGTCGCAGATCAGCAAGACCAGTGTTTATGGAGATAGAACTTCGTGAACAGATAGCACAACAGTTAGAAGCAGCGAACTATCCAGGTGCTGCATTTATCGTAAGGAACCCGCAATGATTACAGATCCAAAAGAACTGCTATTAACAGTGCTCCACGCTAAGGATGCCTCTCGTGATCGCAGTACACAGACACAGGTAGGTCCATCAGAAATTGGTGGTTGCCGTCGTAAGGTCTGGTACCGATTGAACGGACAGCCAGAGACTAATGAGAACCAGTCTAAGCTGGCAGCAATTATGGGTACTGCTATTCACGCAGCAATTGAAGATGCTATCGGTCACTTAGATCCAGATGGTAAAGATTACTTAGTTGAGACTGCAGTAGAGCACGGCGATATGAAGGCACACATTGACTTGTTCATACCTAGTACCGGCGCAGTCATTGACTGGAAGACAAGCAAGGTCAAGAACCTTTCTTACTTCCCATCAAAACAACAGCGTTGGCAGGTGCAGATCTATGGGTATCTACTAGCGCAGAACGGTCACACAGTCAACACTGTGAACCTAGTTGCTATCGCTCGTGATGGAGCTGAGAAGGATGTAAAGGTTCACTCAGAAGCCTACGATGAAGATGTTGCACTAGAGGCTTTGGAGTGGTTAACTGAAGTCAAGGCAATGGAGAGCGCTCCAGAACCTGAGAAGGATGAATCTTTCTGTAAGCATTACTGCCAGTACTATGACGCATCGGGAACGATGGGTTGCGTTGGCTTAAAAAAAGAACGTATCGTCCTTAGTGAAGTAGTAATTGAGGACGAAGAAGTTGACAAAAACGCATTGCATTACTTACAGTTAGATGCAAAGATTAAAGAGCTGGAGACTGAAAGAGATTCAATCAAGACTTCTTTCGAGGGAACCATTGGCGTTACTGCTAGTGGTATTGAAATCAGTTGGACAAAGGTCAAAGGTCGTGAGACAGTTGATAAAGATAAAGTAAAAGAACTTATTGGTTATGTCCCAGTAAGTGTTGGGCTAGAGACAGCAAGACTAAACATCAAACCAAGTGGAGGAAAGTAAATGGCTACAGAAGGAACAAAGTTCCAGATCAACTACAAGTTATCTGATGGAACACTTATCAATCTTTATGCTGCATCAGTTGCAGAACTAGAAGCAGGGTTGGCAGACCTTGCTATGAACGCACTCAACATTCGTGCTACCGGTGTTGAACTATCAGGTGGCGTAGTAGCTGCACCAGCACCAGCACCAACAGTTGCATCAGTTGCTGCAGCATTTAACGCAACACCAGTTGCATCAGCACCTGCTCAAGATGGATCAAAAATCTGTCGTCACGGCGTGATGGCATTTCGTGAAGGTACTTCAACCAAGGGTCCTTGGAAGGGCTATATGTGTGCTGCACCAAAGGGTGCAACAGATAAGTGCGAAACTATCTGGGTTCGATGATCGGTGCGCGAGCCTAGGTTCTATGAGAATCCAGCTTGCGCGACAGTCGGTGGCGACTTCTGGTTTCCTGAAAAGGAGGCCGGAAGTTCTAACACAACCGAGATGGTTATGGCTAAATCAATTTGTAGAAGGTGTCCACATCAAGCAGAGTGTGCTGAGTGGGGTATACAAAATGAGATGCACGGTATCTGGGGTGGCATAACTGAAGGTCAACGCAGGCTAATCAGACGTGAACGAAGAATAGTATTAAAGGGGGAAGGCATTGCTTGACTTATCACGTGCTTGGAGTGGGGTGCTTACCAAAGCAACTCCTCTTCCTGACGTGTGGCAGGGTCTAGCACTCAAGCAGATTAAGTTCAGGCGAGGACAAGTCTGTATGGTAGCTGCGGCCCCTAACGCTGGTAAGTCTATGTTTGCACTCATCTATGCGATGAAGGCAAATGTACCAACGCTCTTCTTCTCAGCAGATACTGATACTACAACTGTGATGATGAGAGCAGCATCTGCTGCATCTGGTCACTCGCAGGTATCGGTAGAGTCGAACTTATCTAACAATAAGAACTACTACGATAAGCACTTCGATAAGTTAGAACATATCAAGTGGGTCTTTGATTCATCACCATCACTAGATGATATTGAGTTAGAGATCAGGGCATATGTTGAACTCTATGGTCACGCTCCAGAGCTGATAGTCATAGATAACTTAATGAATGTGGCTGCAGAGACAGACAATGAGTGGGCTGGTCTACGTGCGATTATGATGGAGTTGCACGATATGGCACGTAAGACTGAAGCCTGCGTACTGGTACTGCACCACGTATCCGAGCAGAGTGAGTACGGATCACCATCTAACCCACCTGCTAGACGTGCTATTCACGGCAAGGTAAGTCAACTACCGGCACTGATCCTAACGCTGGGCTATGACCCAGCCGTTGGTGAGTTGAAGGTAGCTGCAGTTAAGAACCGCTTTGGGCCACACACTGCAGATGGTAAGGATTACGCACTACTGTTCGTAAACTATGCTGCCTGCCAAATCTCAGATAAGAACGCCTGGGGTGTTATGCTTAGAAACGATGCAGTAAATGGATACCAAGGCGATTACATAGTCCAACAATAGATAGGGAATTAAATGGCTGAAGAAAGTTTATCAAATAAGTACCGAGAGAATCTTAGGATTGACGCACTACGTGAAGACCTAAATGCACTGCGTGCAGACGTTGATGCAATCAAGGTAGACCTAACCAACTTCGTTGGTGCTCTGCTTCAGTCTGGCGTTGTCGAACTGGTCAAGGATGAAGAAGGTAACGTGGTCTACAAGATCAACAAGGTAGTACTGGTAGATGAGCAACCCGAAGTACAATAAGGCTAAGGGTGCTGCCTTTGAGATAGATGTTATGAAATGGCTACGCAAGATGGGTCAAGTAGCTGACCGCTTACGTCTAGCGGGTAAAGATGACGAAGGTGATTTAGTATGTGTTGTCGCGGGACAGACCTACATACTAGAACTCAAGAACACGGCGAGACTACATCAGAGATACTTGTACCAGAAGTTGTACCAGTAGTCGAAGCAATCAAGGAAGCTGATGCAGAAGAAGCAGTCGAAGAGTACCTACCAGATGAAGTAGTTGAAGAATGATCTGCGATAACTGTCTCAAGGCAGGTGAGGAGAACTCACTGAACCATATTAAGCGTGCTGCACACTGGCACGAGAAGTGTGAAGGATGCGTATGCCAGCACAAGACTGGTCAAGGCTGGGTAAAGGTCGAGGGAGTTCCAACTCCACTGATGCAAACTCAGTCCCCATAGGTCCTATCGTCTCCTACTTCGGTGGTGAGGTACGAGAAGGACAAGATGTATCAGTCAAGTGTTGCTTACATAGTGATACTCGCAGGTCTGCTGTAATAAATACCTATAACAATTTATACTTCTGCCATACCTGCGGTAAAGGTGGCAACGCAGTCAACATAGTCTGCATCATAGAGAACTTGGAGTTTAAGGATGGCCTCAAACGCGCAGTCGAAATTGCTACTGGAAGCGGCGCAGAGATACGCCCAAGAGGTAAGTCCAGAAACTCTAGTCGCGCTAAACGAACGTGGGATATCTGAGACAGTAGCTGCTCGCTTTGAACTAGGCACAGTAACTGATCCGATGAATGGTCACGAGATGTACGAAGGATGGATCTCTATCCCTTACATCACCGCCGGTGGCAGTTGCGTAGGCTTTAAGTTCCGCCGTGTAGATGATGGCAAGCCCAAGTATGGATCTCCTACTGGGCAGAAGGCGCACCTTTACAATGTCTCAGATGTAATACCTATGTCGCCTTACATAGTCATCTGTGAAGGTGAGCTAGATACTGTTATCACTAGCGGTATGCTCGGTATCCCAGCAGTGGGTGTACCTGGAGTGCAGTCTTGGAAGCCACACTTTCCTAAGTTATTTACTGGCTATGAGACAGTCTTTGTAGTAGGCGATAATGATATTAAAGAAGATGGATCTAACCCTGGTGCTGACTTTGCTAAGCGTGTCGCAAATGAGATAATTAACTCACAAATTGTTACACTACCACCAGGTATGGATATCAATGATTACTACCTAGCATATGGTGCAGATGCCACCAGAGCGTTGCTAGTAGGTGAACCGAAGGGTGAGTAAAGAAGAATGGCAGATGATTCTACAGACTATACAGCATATGGGCTTCCAGATCCTCGAAGTGGATACGGCAACCGAGACTATCTTGATACGACCTACACCGACAAGATAAACCCAGAGTTCATTGCAGATGTATGGCGCATTATGGATACCGCAGGTAACTTACTCATTCGTAAGCATCACGACTACGGCCCAAAGAATATTGCTCACTCACCAGGTGGAGCACTTAATGGTCTGCGTGTACGTATGTGGGATAAGATAGCTCGCATTAACAATCTCGTTGACTCAGATGTGAACCCAAGTAATGAGTCCTTGCGTGATTCATTCTTAGATCTACTTAACTACAGTGCTATTGCAATGATGGTACTTGATAACAAGTGGCCTGAAGTAGATACTAAAGACTGTGGCTGAAGCAAAGTTAAACAACATAACTGGCAACGTTTATGCTGATGAATGGTATACAGACCAATCAACCGTAGATAAATGCCTTGAACTGTTGAATCCAATAGACGGTTCAACTGTTATGTGTCCATTTGATTCGCAAGATAGTTTATTTGTTAAAACTTTGCTTGATAAAAACTATAAAGTTATCTATAACATTACCGATTATCTAACCAACGACTATGAGTATGACTATCTAGTAACTAACCCACCCTTTAGTATTAAAGATGCTGTTATTGAAAAGGTATTTCGGGCAGGCAAGCGTAGCGTGCTTATCCTTCCACTCGATTCGCTTGGTGGCGTGAAGCGTCACTCACTTTATCAACAGTATGGTTATCCACATATCTATATTCCTACTAGACGCATAAGTTATTACGATCAGAGCTGGAAGAAGAAAGAAGGTTCTAACTTCCACAGTGTAGTTGTTACCTTTAACCATCAGGAAGAACCTAAAGTTTTATGGGAGAACCAGTGAGTGATCTGCACCCTATCGTCTATGAGTTAGCACCGTCTGTTGCCTATGCAATTCACCGGCGCTATAAGAATTGGGTAGAGCGAGATGATGTTGCTCAGGAGTGTATAGCCTGGGCTATCACACGCAATGCCTACATCACAGACCAGATGAGCGTTGAAGATCCTCAGCAGTTAGAACATAATCAAAGGCGTATCGCTTGGCAGATGAAGCGTGCAGTCGAACGCTATGCACGCAAGGAGAAGGCTAACAAGTCTGGCTATCAGATCAACGATGAGGTTTATTACCAGACCTTTACTCTTGGTCAGCTACTCCCATTCGTCATTGCTTCAGTCATAGATGGCACAGTATTAGAGCAGATGCAGGAGATGATTAACGATGGTCAACCACGTGGATCATCTAGTCCAGCAGAAGGTGGCAACCTACTTGCTGCGCTGATAGATATTAAGAAGTGTTTTATGAAACTAGATCAGAAGGATCAGACTGTATTGCGTATGCGTCACTACGATAACGCTACCTTGCAGCAGATAGCGCAGTACCTAGAGTGTGCAGTATCTACTGCTGATCGCAGATGTAGTAACTCACTGCGTAGATTACAAGAAGAGCTAGGTGGGGAGACACCCTTCCGATGAACGAGGTTATACTCTTTGACTTTCTCAAGATGAATCTCTACCCAGATCTTGAACGAGCACCAGGAATATACGATGCCTTTGACTGTATCAGTCCGAAGGCAGCTCACTTCATAGAGTTAAAGTGTCGCCAAACCCATTACCCCACACTACTTATAGAGCAAGCCAAGTACGAGAAGTTAATCTCGCAAGCCTATCACCGAGATCTCTTACCCTTTTATATTAACTCAACTCCACGTGGTATCTATTCATTTGATTTAACTGATATGGCTGAGCCAGAGTGGGGTGTATATCCAATGCCAGCTACATCAGAGTTTGCTAACAGGGCTAAGGTTGATAAGACAGTAGGGTTTTTAGATATAGAAGAGGCGGTTAAGTTATGATCTATGCTTTTAAGTGTGACTGTGGTAGCACCAGAGAGATTGAACAATCTATCCACGCTGAGATCGTTGAGCCTATGTGTACTGACTGCCACAATTCTATGTATCGTATCTGGTCCTCTCCCGCTATCACCTTCAAGGGTCCAGGGTTCTACAGTAACGGTGGGTAGAAAGCACTAACCCCCACCGGAAAGAGGTAACGGTGAGGGCTAGTCCTTCGAAAGGAGGGCAAGATTATTGTAGCACGGAGATAGCTACGTGGCAAGGATCGCCACCACTATCCCATTCTTCTCTCTCTTCGTCATTCATATAGTCATAGTTGCCATCGTGTGTGGCACAGTAGGGTTTGCTTATCCACCCTCTCTTGATTCCAAAGAGTAGCCAGTATCTAAACATCAGTACCACCCTCTTCTGTCTGAGTGTTGGAGAGCATCGCAGAAATTTCCTCGATAGCGGTGTTCAACGTATCGTATAGCGTGAAGGATTTGTAGTTCAGGTTTTCTACTACGCTCTCTAAGGAGCTGAGCAATTCCGAAAGCCGTTGATCTTGGGTTATCTGCGAGGTGGTCAAGCCTGCTCTCACGGGTCCAAAGGGTGATGGCACACTTTCTCTGCTTCTGATCGTAACCGAGGGCGCGGAGGTAACTAACGATAAGTGCCTTGTTTTCACGCTTCTCCTCCATCGTTGCTTTGGTCTGCACTGGTGCTGGCTTTGTCGCCTTCTCCTCCACCCGAAGGTGATGAGCTGGCACTAAGATCCATATGCTGGTCAGTACTGCCGTCAATATCAAGCCACTTCTTACCCATCTGTTCATCTACAATCTTCTCCTGTTCGAGCAGTTCTTTGTATGTCTCAGGGTAAGCATTGGATAGGCGCGTCATAGCCCTATCCCTTGCCCTCCGATAGTTGCGATAGCCCACTGCACTGCGCTTGGCAGACTCGATCCTTCTACTTATGTCCATTGTTAAACTTATCCTCCATTACTATCAGTGCATATGTTACCAGCAGAATTGCTAATAGACCCAAGGCATAGCTCACTTGCCCTCACCCACCTTAGATCCCACAATAGAGGTGATCTCGATAGGCGTACCCATTAGATGAGCGTCCTCCTCATCACTCTCCCACGTGGAGATGAATACCCTCGCCCCCTGTGACCTGCCATACCAGTCGAACATATCCTCAATCCTCTCCCCTCCCCATATTGCTACGCCTTGCGGGTCGGTGACCTCATAGAGATAGATCAGCTTCTCATTGGTCGAATAGAAGTTACTCATCATCTGCCTCCTCTGGAAATAACTTATCCCAACAGGCAGGGTGGATACCGGTGATAAGTACTTCTCTCTCCCCCGCGCTCATATCGGGGAATACCCGTTGGATATTCTCCCCTCCCCGCCACCTATCTACTAACTCTCGATCCAGACTCCAGACCTCATACTCGTTGCATACGCTGCAAGTTTTGGTTTTTACCACTATTAAATTACTCATTGCTTTCCTCCCAACCCCAAGATACGTCGTGGCCTTCTCTCTTATACGCATCTACTGTAGCCCCGATAGGGATAGATAGGGGTAGCGTTGCCAGCTTCTGCCCCGTTGCCTTGTTAAAGATAGTGAACCCCGTTACTTTACTCATTCTCTCCCTCCTCTCTCCTCTAGGTAGTTGATGAAGTTGATCTCTTCTAGTGCCTTAATCATACGCTTAAGATTCTCAACTCCCTCTTCATTCTCACCATTGGTGAGCTGCTCTATGGCTAGATCCTTGCATAGATCAGCCTTAGCTATTAGATATTCTTTATTCATCTTCTCCCCCACTCACGCCATTAACGATATTCATAATACCCAGAGCGCGTTTAAGTTGCTCGACTAGACTCTCTTCTGCGGGTTCATATTCTCCATCACCTAGATACCCACTTGACCATTCATTGGTATCGTAATTGCAGATAGTGCCATCAACAAAGCGAACCTCTTCTTGGTCGGTATTCCAATGCCACTTGCCCGTGGCCTCATCAAAGCTCACAATAAAGTGATGTTCTTTATTCATTACTCTCCCTCTCCTTCTACTGGACAATCATCAGATAGATGACCTTGACCGTCGGTACCCTCGCATATGCACCATCCGAATTGCTCTACTTGTGCAGCGTGAGTCAATTCTACTCGCTCACTCCACTCCATTACATCATTCATTACTTGCCCCCTTCGATCACTTCATCAGTAAGCCCATCAAGAATACCCTCAAGGCTTTCAGTATTTTCTACTTCTGCCTTCTCTTGCCACTCACTTACCCATTCAGGGTCAGCAATATAGCTCTTGCCGTCTAAGAATTGTAGATCGTAGCCGTCATAAGCGTCCCAGTGCAGTAGTACTGAGTGTTCCACGCCCTCTCTCTCGAAAGTAATACGCTTATCGTAAGCCGTATCCTCTTTGGTAACGCCTTTAATTGTTATGCTCATTACTTGCCCTCTCTCTCTTTGATAGTTAGCTTATTCTCACACTCAACACAAGCGTCAGAATTATATTCTTTGCGGTCATACTCTCTCTCGCACGTATCGCAAGTGACCCATTCAGAATTATCATAGAATGCGGGGTCGGCAGCGTAGTAGTAGTCGCCCACGCTAGTCTGCCCTATCCTGATGATTACGGTGATAGTTAATAGCCGTCTCGATCATATCCACTAGGGCGTGATCGTGATACTCTTCGTCATTCTCAGGGTCTAAGGCCATAATTCCCTTGATTAGATCTAGGGTAGTGCCAGCATATGCGCCCTCCCTCTCTACTTGATTAGAGTAGCTATCCTGCGATTGTAGTAGGGTCAGTACTTCTACCTCACTTATCGTAGAAGTATCTAACCCCTCTCTACAATCAGGGCAATTACTTACCTTTACGTAATTGTTAGCGGGGGTATCTAGTACCGCCCTCTCTTGCTGATCTTGCGTTAAACACTTATTGCATAGATATAAGGTACTCATTACTCTCCCTCTCTTTCTTTAAGCTGCAGACTCATATCGCAGTCATCACATAGGTAATTACCTTCATAATCTTTGGAGATATTCCACCATTCGGCGGTAATAATCTCATTCTTGCAAGCGTTACATATGATCTTATCCATTACTTGCCCTCCCCTTGTCGGCGATAGCGTTTAGCTATCTCCCTCTCGATCTCTGGCGACCCGATACCCGCGTCAATAGCAATATTGTTTAATTGCAATTTACGTATTAGGTATACCTCTTGCGTGATAAGCCCGTCTAATCTCTCTCCCGCTAGTTCATCGTAAGCTACTACTAGCTCGTCTAATACTCTTCCTCTCTCTGGCGCGTACTTAATCATTACTTGCCCTCACTTATCTCATAAGTAAGCGTCTCATATTGTGCGAGTAGATCAGTATTACCCTTAATTGAGTAATAATAATCCTCTAATAAGCCCTCAATAAATTTACGGGCATCTCCCTCTAGCTCTATCTTTACGATTATTGCAGTCATTACTTGCCCCCTTTATATCTATCTATCTTACCCTCTAGTAAGATACTACCGCACTCTACCGTATAGGTAGAGCACGATAGTACACTACTATCCTTAATCGGTATAGCTCATAGGCATAAGTAAGGCTCGCCAGATGATCTTGTCGCCAGTAATTCTCACTCGCATAGGCTTATTGTTACCGTTAAAGTAGATCTTAATAGCTGCCTTCTTACCCGCGATCTTAGCGTAATCTGCCATAAGCGCAGGGTTAAAGGCTACGCCTTCTACCGCTACTGGCTCACCTTCACTCTTAGAAAATAGCTCTTCCGTAGGCGGAAAGGTACCGCCTAATAGGGTAAAGGTAATCGCGTCACCTAGTGAGCTTGCCGTAATCGTGTCCCCGATACGCGATAGCTGCACGCGGTTAGCCTTATGCGCCTTGCATAAGGTGATTACTCTCTTAATATCGTCTAGTGATACTAGGCTAGGCTCTAACCGCCCGTCTAGGCTAGGCAAGCTACCCTCGATCAAGCGGTATCTATCGGTAGCTCTGGCCTTAAATAACCCGCCCTCACTCTCTATCTGCACCGCGTTAAGGGTAGGTCGCCCCTTATCTTTATCCGCGTGACTAGCCACTCCCTCTAGTAGCTCTAGTAGGTTATTGCCCTCTAGCTCCACGTAATTCACCGCTACCTTACTCTCTTCTACCGTGCTCATATTCTCGCTCCCTCTGATAGTTGATTAAGTATCCAATTTAAAGCGTCAATTCTGCCCTGATAATAAGAGCTAATCTCTCCCTCGCGTACGCCTAGATCGCGTACACGCTCCGATAAATATTCCCTCTCACTTTCTACAATACTCTCTAGCTCTTTCATATTCTCTCTCTTTCGTATCTATTAGGGCTATCTGCCCTCCCCCGCCCTCTCCCTCTACCGTAGAGAGAGAGCGAGAGATAACCTATAGCCTAGCTTGATCTAGTCTAGTCGCCCTCTCTCTCTTATGAGCGCACGCGCTAGGCGTACGCTCTCGCGCCTAGTATAGCCCGCATATAATCTCTCACCTAGGCGTGAGCTGCCCCTATAAGCTGCGATACGGTAAAAATTGCCTATATAGGCGTTACCCTCACGCGTGATAAGCAGCTCCACTCTTTCGCTCATTAGCCTATTCTCCCTTCTGTTTTAGATCTAAAATCTCTCCCGCAGGTATCGCAGACCTCTTGCCCGTCGTGATATCTGTGCTCACAGATTATGCAATTATTTAGGCAATTGCCTAGGTGTAGCGTCGTAGCCATAGCCTTACCTCTCTCTCTATTCTGCCCTAATTATTAGGGGCAGACTACCCCGCAGGGGCTAACCCCTGCGAGATAGTACGCCACTACACTACAAGCCTATGCAGCTCACTAGTGAGCCAATACATATTCTGCCCGTATCGGTTACCCATACATTACCCGCTACCCATAAACCTAGAGCTATTCCCGCAGCGATAAGTAACGCCCGCACGATACGCCCGCGCCTAGTTAGTCTCATCATAACCACCGCTGCGCGATCTTGTACCCTGCGCGATCTTGCCCGTGAAAGAGCACACTAGAAAGGTTATAGACTAGATGAAACCCCATATCCATACCCGCCCCGTTTACCTTGATTGTGTTAAACCCGTTTACATCGTGCAGCTTATCGCCTAGGGCTAGAGCTGCGGTATAGGTTATGTCGTAGATCTCGCCACCTTGTGCGATCTTTAACGATATATGGCGGGTCATACCGCTAGAGCTTACGCGCCTAAGAATTGTGTAGACGGTGGCACGCTCTTGCCCGCTAAAATACTCTTTAAGTAGCTCTTCACGCGCTAGCTCTTGATCGGTGATACCGCGCAGCTGCGCCTTAATGCTAGGGATCTCTTTCGTAGTCATATTCTCTCTCTTTCGGTAGTCTGATCTCGTCAGTACCCGCTTGACGGGTAGACGCCCGCAGGCGTTTCGATCTATTCTGCCGATATATAATCGGGATCTTTTATCCACTTATCTTTCATTCTTACAATAGAATCAACGTCATAATATACGGCACGCCAGAATTCTGCAGCGGATAGCTCGTGCACCTCGAAATATAGCCCCGTGCGCCCGTCATAATCTAAAAAACCCTCTGGCAGATCAACGCTGCTATATTTAGAATGCGAGGTAAACCCGTAGCTTATTGAGAGGTTATGCTCTGCAGCTAGGGCAAAACACTTAGCCTTAGTCGTCATATCTTTATTCCCCTTTATTCTCTAGCGCTGCAATAGTGCGCTTAGCGGAATTGCATAGTGCGGGCATATCTATCTCGTCTCTGCATTCCCAATAATATTTAGCGTCAGATAATAGGTCTGCGCGTCCCGCTTGATCGAGCTCGACGGTGACGCGATTACCATTCACCTTAATCACTTTATCGGTGAGACCGCATCCACGATCTCGATGATCGAGATAGAAGATCGCAGGCACTTTATAGATGCTGCGCGGGCTATCTATTCCATAGCCCCATTCTGCAAGATAGTCGAGCTCTTCTTTATTCATTACTATCCCCTTTCCTTATGCCTGACTATACCCTATAGATATGCAGATGCAAGCTTTTAATGGTCATAAATTGTATGTGACTGGTCACACTTATATTGGACACATTAGCCGATTATGTCCAATGGTCAGAGCTGCTCGATGTCGCTCGATGCTGCTCGATAGCTGCAGGGTTAGCGGGATCGGTTACTTAATCGAGGGGAATAGGTGAGCGATAGACCGCCAGAAGTAGAGCCAGCCCCTACACTTTCTATAGACCAACGCCCTAGACCGCCAGACTAGACCGCAAGACTAGGCCGTCAGTCTAGGCAGGGCACCCCCCCTTGTTAAATACGGGAGTGGGTTATGTTATGTACCCTAACAAAAAATATTTGCTAAAGTTAAAGCTGTGAAGTAGGCTCTGAACAGCACTTTTACCGGTGTGATAAAGATCACAGAAATAAAACGGGAAATGCAGTAAATTTCCTGCCTTAGTATACAGTAGGGGAGCAAAGCGGGGAAGACCTTTGCGACCCGTACGGCTGCCTCTTACGAGGCCCCTAGGCCGAGCACTGACTTACCCCTCAGTTCGCTGTAGCTCCCTCGGGCGCTAAGCCCGATACTGGCGGTGCCATTTAGTCGGGTGAGGACTATCGAAGCCCGATAGTCTGCAGACGAAGATGAGTCACTTACTAAGTAAGTTACAAATCTTTGTCCTAGTTCTATCTAATACCTAGATCCGATAAATTCCTCAGCCCGATATATAAAATCACTTCCGGCCCGTCCATAACATTAAGGAAACTACTATGGCAACACCAAAACCTAAAAATTCTAAGCAGTCAGCAAAAACAAAAAGAGCAAGCCAAGAAGCAGCCGCTACTGCAACACGCAAAGCCAACTCTGAAAAATTAAAACTTGCCCTAAGAGCAAGTAAATCTCCAGGACGAGGTCCAATAATTTCTGGCGGCCTTGGCGGCGGCGGATTAAACAAGGCAAACAGATAATTAAACTAGGAGTCTAATGGCTGACAACTCGGCTGACATAGCAAAGAGAGTTATCCTTGGCGCTGTCGCAGAAGGTATGACCGTTGAGGCAGCTACTGCCTCTGCTGGCAAATCCATCAAGACTTATGAGTATTATCGTCGTACTGATAAAGTATTTGCAGATAAGGTAGATCGAACCCGCCTTGGTCTCAAAGATAAGCAGTTCGCCTCCGGCGATGTCCACGACTTAACCTTCCAAGAGTTCCGCCAAAGATTCCTTCATAGCCGCACCTTTGCCCATCAGCAGAATATCGTAGATGTGATCGAAGGTAGAGAACCTGGGTGGTTACACCCCAGTATGAAGTTTGAGCCAGGGCTGGCTAGCAACCGCGTCCTGATAAATATTCCGCCAAACCACGCCAAGTCCATCACGATCACTGTGGACTACGTGACTTGGCAGGTATGTAGGAATCCTAACTTTAGAGTTCTTATCGTATCCCAGACCCAGCAACTAGCTGCCGACTTTCTCTACGCCATCAAGCAACGTCTGACTCATCCTATGTATCAAGACCTTCAGACCGCCTATGCTGCTGGTGTAGGGTTTAACTCTAAGTCTGCTTCGTGGCAGGCAACCCGCGTCACCTTCGGTGATGAACTTCGTGAGTCTAGCGAAAAAGACCCGAACATCGAAGCCGTCGGTATCGGCGGTCAGATCTACGGTAAGCGTGCCGATATGATTATTGTAGACGACGCTGTGACCTTAAAGAACGCTAACGAGTTTGAGAAGCAGATTCGCTGGTTGACCCAGGACGTGCGATCCCGTTTGAACCCTACGGGTAAACTTATTATTATCGGAACACGAGTGGCCTCGGTTGATCTATACCGCGAGCTACGCTCTGAGGATCGCTACCCTGGCGGTCAAGTTCCTTGGAAGTATCTAGCGATGCCGGCCCTTCTTACCGCCGATGAAGACCCCGACAAGTGGGAAACCTTGTGGCCTTTCTCTGACGCTCCATTCGATGGACAGTTAGAATCTGATAAGAACGAAGAAGGTCTATACCCACGCTGGTCTGGTCGTAACTTATATAACGAACGCCAAGCGATGGATGCAAGCACCTGGGCTTTGGTATATCAACAGCAGGACGTTTCTGAAAACGCTGCCTTTGATCCTGTATGTGTTAAGGGATCTATTGACGGTATGCGTAAGGCAGGTAACCTAGTTGCCGGTCACCCAGGACATCCTAGAGACTTAAACGGCTTTACTTATATTTGCGGTCTTGACCCAGCGATGATTGGCGATACCGCAGCTATCTGCTATGCCATTGACCGATCAACGAGCAAGAGGTACATAGTAGATGCTATCAAGATTAGCCGTCCGTCTCCAGCCGATATCCGTAATCTTATTTTTGATTGGACATCCCTCTACGCCCCCTCAGAGTGGATCGTCGAGAAAAACGCCTTCCAATCCTTCCTAACACAAGACGAAGGTATCCGTATGCACTTAGCCTCACGCGGAGTGCAGTTCAAGGAACACCATACAGGTTCTAACAAGTGGGATGCCGGCTTCGGTGTTGCATCTATGTCTACCCTCTTTGGTACTAAGCAGTTTGATGGTAAGCACCATCGAGATAACTTGATACACCTACCAAGCGATCAGACAGAGAATGTCAAGGCTTTGATTGAGCAGTTAATTACCTGGACTCCAACGACTAAGGGTAAGACCGATATGGTGATGGCCTTGTGGTTCTGTGAGATCCGAGCACGTGAGATGCTCAACTATGGCAAGTATGCCACTCACCATATGAAAAACCCATTCCTATCTCGCCAAGAGCTAGGCAAGCGAACAGTAATCAATCTTGAAGAAGCCTTCGCTGAACAAAATAAAATGAGAGTAATTTAGGAGATAACATTGTTATCAGTCAAAGAAGTTGACGCGAAACTATCGCGGCTACGTACGCGCTCTGCAGCGCGAGATCAACGTATGCGCGATGTCCTTTCCGTGCGTCAGGGAGATATCTCAAAGGTATTCCCTTCAATGTTTTCAGAGGATTACCCAAAGCCTCTCGTTGCCAACTTCATTGACGTAGCAGCACGTGACCTAGCAGAGGCAATGGCACCACTGCCATCCTTTAACTGCTCAGCAACTAATATGGTTTCCGATACAGCACGTAAGGCTGCAGATACTCGCACCCGTATTGCTAACTTCTATGTAACCAACTCTGACTTACAACTCCAGATGTATACCGCAGCAGACTGGTATAACACCTACGGTCTTGGTGTAGGTATGGTTGAGATGGATTATGATGATAACAATCCTCGTATCCGTATGCTCAACCCATTTGGTACCTACCCAGAACTAGACCGCTATGGTCGAGTTCTATCTATCACGCAGGTTATTGTTACAGATGCAGAGACACTAGCATCACAATACCCAGAGTTTTACGATCAGATCCTAGGTCGCAATCAGTATCAACTATCTTCGCCTTATATCTCAATGGTCAAGTACCACGATAAAGATCAGGACCTGCTCTACCTACCAGAGCGTAAGAACCTAGTTCTATCTAGTACACCTAACGTACTAGGCAAGGCAATGGCATCTGTCATTATGCGTGCCTCTCTTGACGGAGAAGCTCGTGGTCAGTTTGATGATGTACTCTCAGTCCAACTTGCTCGTGCTCGCTTTGCTATCTTGCAGATCCAAGCAGCAGAGAAGTCTATCCAAGCACCTATTGCTATCCCACAAGATGTGCAAGAGTTGGCTCTTGGTCCTGACGCAATTATGCGTTCTGCTAATCCGCAAGGCATCCGTCGTGTACCACTAGAACTACCACCTGGAGTCTTCACCGAGTCCGGTGTCCTAGAGCGTGAACTACGTATGGGTGCTCGTTACCCAGAGTCTCGTTCAGGTAACATTGACGCATCTGTTGTTACAGGTCGTGGCGTACAGGCTCTACAGGCAGGCTTTGATACACAGATCAAGGCAGCACAAGCACAGTTTGCTCGTATGTTCCAAGAACTTAGCGCTATCTGCTTTGAAGCAGACGAGAAAATCTTTGGTGGTATTCCTAAGACAATTAAGGGTTCAGACGATGGAACACCTTATGTACTCAAGTACATCCCATCACGTGATATCAAGGGTGAGTATGGCGTAGATGTCCGTTACGGCATTATGTCTGGTATGGATCCTAACCGTGCCATCATTGCTTTGCTACAAATGCGTTCAGACAAACTCGTCTCACGCGACTATGTACGTCGTGAGATCCCTATGGATCTTAACGTTACACAGGAGGAACAACGTCAGGCGATACCAGCACTCGCGGCGCAAGGCCAAGACCCTTCACAGATTATCGGGCGTATCGCATCTGTTATCCAAGGTCGTCAAAAGGGACAAGCCCTAGAGAACGTAATCGAAAAAGCATTTGCACCAGAACCCGCACCAACCCCAGAGATGCCACCTATGGCACCAGGTATGGAGCAACAGATTCCAGCAGCAGGTGCGGCCCCCGCTACTGCCTCGCAGCAACCTCCACAAGAACAAGCTGGTTCGGCCCCTGCTGCTGGTCAACGTCCAGATATCGCACAACTACTCGCTGGTATCACCGGCGCAGCATAAGTGAGGGAGGTGTAAATATGAATCAAGGATCACGCGCAGCAGCGCCAATGTCAAAGCCAGTTGAAGGCAAGAAGGATACCTCTAAGCCAAAAGGCGGCAAGGTAATTCCATCAATGATGCCAGCAGGCCGTAAAGGAACATCAGTAAAAAAGGGTTAATTATTTTGACGGAAGGTGTATGGGACGATGGACAATAATAAAATACGTCGTCCTATACGCCCTTCTGATTTTGTAGTAATACTTGCAGAGACTGCGTTTAACTTATCGCAGGTAGCAGTAGGATTTTTTGAATCATTATACGAATTAAGTATTTACCATTCTAACCATAAGACTGAAACCAATCAGGCTTGGGAACAGATGACGCAAGACTTAGAGACTTTAGAGGAGGACCGATGACAACAGCACCAATGAATCCATTGGCTGGCCCAGCAGGTCCAGGAAAATATTCCACACGTACTGACAATCTGCAAATGGGTTCGATTGCATACGGTGAAGGCGTTGAGACAGAAGCTATTCAGTCTGGTGCTCCGCTTGCAAAGACTGGCGACGTAAAAGGTATGCCAGCTTCTGAGGTACGCTCTGCAGCACAAGGACCTATAACAGAATTATATGCACCAACACAGCGTCCAGAGGAACCAATTACCGCAGGTATTGATATGGGTCCAGGCCCTGGATCTAGCGCACTTATGTTTAATAAGACTACAGAAAAACTTTCAGATACTCTAGCAAAGCTATTGCCATTTGATACAACTGGTGAAATCACTATTCTTTACGAACAAGCCGCATCAAGAGGACTTTAATGTCCAGCATTAATATAAAGGCAGCAGCTACACAGGCTCAACTTAATGCTAACGAAAAGAAACAAATTGATTCTTTATCAAAACTCGTAGATACCCACAAGTCTTTACTTGACCTGCCTGCTAAACAGGCTGTCCAAAAGTTTTCACAGTTGCCTCAAGAACAAAAAGATGCACTTGTAACATTTAACGGAACTGATCCTGAAAAAAAGCGTGGTTTCTGGGGTAGTGCTTGGCATTACACAGGTGGTGCTGCGTTAGAAGGATTACAAGAAGCCTCTGACTTTATGACACGTCTTTATCGTTTTAGTCGCCTTGACGTTGAACAACTTGAAAAAGAAAAAGGCGATCTCGGAGGTATATCAGGTCTTAAGACTGCTTGGGAAGCAACTGGCGATAATGGCGAGAATCTATTTGACACTAGAAGAATAGAAAAGGCTAAGGCTAAGTTTACTCCAGATCGCATTAGCGTTGCCATTAAAGCATCAAACGGTATTCCGCTAGATGAGATCATTGCTACTGGAACAGAAGCAGAAAAGCAGATTGCATCAAAAGCATCTAAAAAACAAGACCCATTATTCCAAGATGCTTATGATGCAGTAGTAGCAGCAAAGTTTTCTCCAGGTCGTGACGTAGCAAATGCTCTACTTCCTGAATCATTAGAAGGTACAGGATTCCTTTACAAAGGAATTTCAGGTACGGTAGACGCTCTCTACCGATTCCGTACTGACCCATTGCTTATTTTGGGTAAGGCTAAACAAGCATATGATGCTGCAAACTATAGCCTAATGAAAATTGTTGGCAATAATCAAAAAGTTGACCAAGTATTTACTAACCCTAATGTTGTTAACTTCTTTAATACATACGGCAAAGAACTTGATACTCTTAAAACAGCACGTGCCTCCAAAGACATCAAGGCTGCAACAGATGCAGCAACCCGCCTTAAGCGTATTGCTCCTGAGTTTGGTCCAGCAGCTATTGATGAGTTTATTAGAGCTGGTATTAAAGATGCTCCTACCGCTAAAAACTATTTAGCAAATAATGTTGATGTAAAGAAGATTCTTGCAGGTCAACCTGCTCGACAGACTCCATTGATTCCACGCCTTGATGCTGCTCGTAAAGCACGCATTGCTTTCTACACTGGCGCAAGTAAAGTTATTGACATTGACAAGTCAGGCCGCAAAATTGTGGCTGCTTTGTATGGAACAGAACCACAATATGCAGATATTGCTACTGGTTTGAATGAGGCTACCACATTAAGAGAAACAGCATTTCAAGCAGGGCTAAGACCTCAAGATATACCAAATAGGATTGCTGAACTAGAAGGATTTATCTCTAAATTCAAGGGGCCAACAGGTGTTATCCGTATGCCACTTGATGTTATTCAGGGACGCATAGATCGCTTTTCTGCTAAGTTTACAACTATCCCATATTTTAAGGATGGCTTCTTTGATGTAATGTCAGATAACGCATCTGACCAAGTATATCGAGTAGCACGTTTAGCCAACTCTCGTTACCACAGCAAGATGATTGCTGAAGCATTTGCAGCAGGATCAGAAGGCCAGCGCAAGCAGATATTTGTAGGTCTTTGGAACACAGTTGCAGAAATTCGTGGTGTATCAAAAGCATCTGCTGGTAAAACATATATGGATGAGTTTGCCGGTAAAGGTCTTGAGAAGAAGTATGCAGCAGATATTGTTGTAGATGGAGTAAATAAGGGAAACCCTGCACAGTTTGGCGATCAGCAACTAGCGCTATTTCCATACCAACTATCTTCAGCTATTGCTGTACCAAAGATTATTGACTTAGATAGACTGGCAGTTCGTTCTGGAATTATTAATAAGATGCTCGGCCTATCACATCAGAAGTGGGCTGACACACTTTTAGGCGGATGGGTTCTTGGAACTCTTGCAGGTCCACGTTTTGTTATTCGTAACGCAACCGAAGATTTAATGGCCCACCTTGCTATTGGTGATTCTCCTTGGGGTCTTGCTCAAGGACGCACGCTTTCTACACGTATTCGTTTATCAAAGGGCTTAACTGCTGAAGATAAGATCTCACAAGTTGTCAAGAAGACCGCTAAACTTGATGTAGAATCTGGCGAACTAGGTGTTATTAATAAGTTAGTTCGTCGCAAAGATCTTAAAAAGTATGCTTCTCTTGTTCGCCAAGCACAGACTCCAGAAGATGTTCGTAAAGTTATGGCTGATGCGATACTCAATGATGGTGTCGGTAAATTTATGGACAAAAAAGGTGCTGAATATATTGCTGAAATTGCTCAGTATGGTTACCTTGACGATACTTTGCGCTCTATCGCAGAAGGCAGCAAGAACGCTCTATCAGGAGCAGACCAGTATATTCAAGCAACTAATGATGTTGCTAAATACGGTAAGATGGCAGCTATTGAGATTGATGGAATTGCATACCGTCAGGCTCTAGGTGAGTCAGGCTTTACAGAATTTAACCCTGTAGCAAACCAGCAGAACCGTATCTCTTGGCTTGTCCAGTTAGGTGTTACATCTACTGATGACTTAGCACAGATTGCTGTTAAGTATCTTGACGATGAGGTTAAAGCGCTCTCTGAAATGCGTACTTACCTAGCAAACTTGACAGAAGCAGAGCGTCTGAGATTTCAGTTATACGATCCATCTGTTGGTGGCAATACTGTAGTCCACGCTAAGAAAGCATACGATGCAGTTCGTAATCTTTACTCAAAGCGTAATGGAGATATCAACGAAGATCTGCTTGCCAAAGTTCGCACCCTTGGCGCTGATGGAGAGTATGTAGTTTCTACAAAGAACCTCAGTCTTGAAGACTTGCCAGATAAAATGAACACAAACCTCACGCCAGAATTTATTTCAGGTCCAACCCTTGTTCCGGTTGCTGAAGCAGATAATTTTGTAGCAAGTCTATCGCAACGTGCTTGGGATGGAATGGGAGAGGCTAATGCTCGCTTCTCACGTGAACCAATCGTTATCAACGAAATGATCCGTATCCGCAAAGAGATGGCAGAATCTGGTCTTGAGAAGCGAATAATGGATTTTCATACCAAAGGTCTTGACGGAGATAACCTTAAAGCAGCTACTGTAAACGCAAAAAAAGAAATTGTTTCTATTACAGAAGAGTTAGCAAAGAACCGAGTGCTTGCTTTTGTAGATAACCCAGCAGTGCGTAGCCAGTTGGCTATGGCAAGCCGTAACTTTGCTCGATTCTATCGTGCCACTGAAGATTTCTATCGTCGTGTTTACAGAACTGTACGTTACAATCCAGAGTCAATTCAACGATTAGCACTTACCTACGAAGGTGTGACACATTCTGGCTTCGTACAGCAGGATGACAACGGAGATTCCTACTTCTTCTACCCAGGATTAACTCCTGTGTACAAGGTTATGAGTGATGTAGCACAATTCTTTGGTTCTCCAGAGTCTTTCAAAACACCAATGCCTGTTGAATTTAGTGGTAAGATAAATATGCTTACCCCTTCTATGAACCCAGACTCATTATTCCCTACATTTGCTGGTCCTTTAGCAGCAGTTCCAATGAAGTTTATCTTCAATGCAGTACCAGCACTAGATAAGTTTGAAAAAAGAATCCTCGGCGTATATGCAGAAGATCAACCAATGATTAATGCTATATTCCCTGCACACCTAAGTAGATTCATTGCTACACTTGATCGTAATGAGCGTCAGTCTCAGTATGCTTCAGCCTTCCGTAAGGCAGCAACATACTTACAGGCTACAGGTCACGGTATTGAGCCAAAGTACAACCCAGCAACTGGTGAATTTGAAGCCCCATCTCCTGCTGAGGTAAATGCTTTTAAGGAAAAACTTGGTTCTGCAACAGTAAGCGTTCTAGCAGTTCGCTTTATCTTTGGATTCTTTGCCCCAGCTTCACCACAGGTGACGCTTAAGTCTGAAATGGCTGATTGGGCTAGAGCTAATGAGCGTGTTAACTTCAAGCAGGTATTTAATAACCTTATTACCCAGTACAACGGAAGCCTTGATAAGGCTATGGGTGAATGGCTACGTCTATACCCAGATGAGATGCCATACACAGTATCTGAATCAGATGATAACGTCGTTCCGGTGGTGCGTGCTGTAGCAGATACCACTAAATGGATTGATAAGAACGCTAGTCTGCTCAAGGCTTACCCACAGGCTGCTCCGTTCTTGATGCCAAAGGTAGGCGAGTTTGATTTTGAAGCATACCGCCTGCTCTTTAAGTCTGGAATTAAGTACAGCAAAACCATTGATAACTTCTTGCAAGATACACAGGCTGCTCGTGATATCCAGTTCTACTACGATCAAAAAGATTTATACGAAGAAGAACTTACCCAAACCTATAGCGATTCTCAAAAGACTCGATTGAAGGAACAATGGGATGTATGGGCAAGACAATTCAAGGGAGCACGTCCAGTGCTTCAGGATGAATTGGCAGAAGGTGGAGATCGTCAGCGAGCACGTCAACGTTCTTACGAAGACTTGCAGAATATGCTAAATGGCCCACAGGCTGCCGAAGCACGCAAAGCAGATCAGAAGGCATTTGATGCAATTAAGCAAATGTCAGACATCTTTAACAATTACGAATATAGCCGTGATCTTGTAGTGGGTTCTAGCGCTAATGCTTTGGCATATAAAGATCTATTAAAGCAGAACACAAAAACAGAACTTGAAAAGATAGCATCTACAAATCCGAACGCTGAAGATGCTTACTATGTTCTCTTCTCAAGACTAATTGGAGATTAAAATGGCAGAGAAACCAGCGTTTTACAACAACTGGAAAGGTGGCTCAGTCCCAACTGGGTCAACTATGTCTGGCGCAAGCCAGGATCCTTACGGTGGTTTTAAAGATCAACAGAGTAGCGGTGTTCAGGGAACTGTAGATCCTGCTGTAGAAGTCTATAATATGCCTGAAGCAGAGCGTAGAGAGTTGGCAAGACTCCTTAAGAACGCTGGTTTCAAAGTACCAACCACCGGAAAATACTCAGACTCTCTAGTCAATGCTTATGCAGAAGCACTGCAATCTGCTGTATTGCAATCAACAAGATTAAACAAAGACTTCTCACTTCGAGAGTATCTAACTCAAGAAGCACTTCCTTCTGAAGTAGGACCGCAACAACCTTCAATCCGTGAAGATATTACTATCTGGGACCCAACCAAGATTGCTGGAGTTGTCCAAGATCTATCTGTTAAATTGCTTGGACGCGAAGCTAACCCTGAAGAAGTTACCTATATCGCTGATAAGTTAACTAAGGCGCAGAAGAAGGCAGCCAAAAGAACCCAGTACGTTACCAAAAATGGCAAGTTGACAGCAACTGTTAGTGGTGGTCTTGACGAAGAACAGTTCCTTGTTGATCTAATTCAAAAAGACAAGAAGTTTGCTCCTGAGATTAAAGCACTTCAGGCTAGAAAAGCAACAGCAGAAGCAAGTGAGGCTGAAGGTACACGCCAAGAACTTATGAAGACAGCCCTTGCCAATGGAGTCAATTTAGATCCAGATTCTATTACAAGTTTTGAACAACGCTTAAAGGCTGGAGAAGATATAACTGCAATTAAAAACTCCATTCGTGAGATTGCATCCTTGGGTATGCCAGATAATGTAAAAAAGTTAATTGCAACAGGAGTGGATTTGTCTACAATTTACTCTCCTTACAAGCGTGCAATGGCATCAAGTTTAGATTTAGACCCAAACACAATTTCATTAGATGACCCAACACTTCGTATGGCTATTGGGCCTGATAAGGAAATGTCTTTGTACGATTACCGAAAGGCTATACGTCAAGACAACCGTTGGAAATACTCACAAGAAGCCAACGATGAGGTAGATGCAATGATTAATCAAGTTAAACGCGACTTTGGATTTATGGGGTAAATATGACAACAGCACCAGAAGACCGTATTCGTGAAATAGCTTCTCTGCCTAAAAGAACAACTCAATCTGTAACCCAACAGTCAGTTAATCTTAACCCTAATATGGAAGCAACAGCAGAAGATCGTATTCGTGAGATAGCTGCTTTGCCTAAAAGAACCGTTCAATCTGACCCTAATCCTAATATGGCAGTACTGGGTGCAGAACAATACCCAATGGCTGAGATCACTACCAACACAGGTGAAAAAGTTATGGTTTACACCGGTGGTCCACTTGCTGGTCGAGATAAAGATGGTAACTTTCCTATCCAAGCCACAGCACCATTTACACCTAGCGGTGACGGTGGCGGCAGTGGTGCTGGTGTTGGTGCTGGTGTTGGTACTGGTGCTGGTATTAGTGGAGAAATGTCCGATGCCTATAAGCGTCTTTTTGATGAATTTAATGCTCTCGGACTAGGTGCCTTGGTAGAAGACTCTAAAGATCTTCTTATGAAGGCAACGTCTATATCGCAAATGCCAGATGCTTTGCGTAATACAAAAGCATATATGACTCGATTTTCTGCTAACGATGCTCGTATCAAAGCTGGCTTAACAGCCCTTAGCCCTGCATCTTATATTGCAATGGAAGATAAGTACCAAGAAGTAATGCGTCAATATGGACTGCCTGAAAGTTACTACGCTACTGGAACATATGGCAAACAAGAAGGTTTTGAAAAGTTAATAGCTAGTGATGTTAGCAATGTAGAATTACGTGATCGTTTATCGGAAGCACAGGATCGAGTGCTCAAGGCTAATCCAGAAGTTCTCAAGGCTCTCAAAGATTTTTATCCAGATATCAAAAACGGAGATATCTTGGCATACACACTTGATCCAAAGAACGCTATCAAAGATATCCAACGCAAAGTAACTGCCGCTGAAATTGGTGGAGCAGCCCTTCAACAACAGGGTCTAACAACCAGCCTTGCAAGAGCAGAAGAACTACAGAGATACGGCGTAGATAAAACAGCAGCTACTGAAGGTTATTCTATGATCGGTGGTGGGTTACAACGTGGATCAGAACTTGCTGCGATCTACGGAGAAGATCCATATACTCAAGCAACTGCTGAGTCAGACATATTTAATGTTTCTGGTGCTCAAGAAGCACGTAAGCAACGTAAAAAGATTACTGGACTTGAAAAGGCTACCTTCGGTGGTAAATCTGGATTAACCGGTGGAGCACTAGCACGAGACCGCGCAGGCGGAATATAACAGACCTGCCACTAGAACGACTGGCCTAGTGGAGCGACAACAACACCAGGAGTCAGAGCCATACCCAATCCCCATTGGAGTATGAGGCTGGCGAAATCAACTAACTGATAGGGAGAAGGACATATGTCCAATTACGAGTACGAGGATGACGACGACGATATCACTACAAGCGATTCGTCGAATGACCTTGTAAAGCAACTACGCAAGGCTTCAAAGCAAAAGGATAAAGAACTACAAGAGCTTCGTGCTCAGTTCGAAAACCTAAGCAAGGGCCAGCGCGAACGAGCAATTAAGGATGTCCTCGCATCTCGCGGGGTGAATGGCAAAATTGCTTCATTTATTCCGCAGGACATTGACCCAACTGAAGAGTCTTTGTCTAAATGGCTAGATGATTATGCCGATGTATTCGGTTTTGAATCAAGCCAAACCCAGGCAACACCTAATGTAGATCCAGCTCAGGCTGCTGCGTATAAGAGAATGACTAACACTGCAGATTCAGGCTCATCGCCAGAACATAACGCAGACATAATGCAAAAACTTCTCAATACAAACAGCCGTGAAGAGTTAGATGAAGTCATTAGATTGTCTGGACTCTAACATCCGATCCTAAACGAAAGGCTAGACCCAAATGGCTATCCCAACAGGTACCCCTACCTCTAGCTCGACGATCAGCAACCTCGTACAAGCAGCATACGATCAGTATGTAAGAATGGCGCTTCGCTCCATTCCTGTTATGCGTTCACTTGCCGACGTCAAGCCAGTGCAGCAGGCAATGCCAGGATCATCAGTTGTTTTCTCAATCTATTCAGATCTTGCACAAGCAACATCTACATTGACAGAAACATCAGATGTATCTTCCATTGCTCTCGGTAACCCTTCACAGGTTACAGTAACTCTGAACGAATAC